CAACGGGTACAAGTGTGACAACCAGTAATTATTTCAGTGAATATTGTTATGATGCCCTTTTCTATGCTTCCATGATTGAGGCAACCATGTACATGAAAGATTGGAATACATTACAAACATGGCAACAACAATATCAGGTTGCCGTGGATACACTTCGTAATCAGGCTCGCAGGACCAGACAGGACGATATGGCTGTGGCCGCAAGTCCAGCGGGTGGTCCAGACACACTAATACAGGGAGGAAGTTAATGGCAGCATGGTTAATACCAGTAGGTGTTGGCGCTTCAGCAGTAGCTAAAACACCAATAAGATATTTAGTTAAATGGATAACCCCAACTGGAAAGACAGCAACTAAATCAGTAGGAAGTAAAGAGGCTGGCATTAAAGCTCTAGGACAGAAAGGTTTTAAACCTAGTGATATTAAAGTAGAAACAGGTAAGGGTGTTAGAGCCAAGGGAGCGGAACCAAAAAAGACTAAGTCATCTGGAAGGTGGGAAAAATTTAGAAAGCATGGAAGTCAGGTCGAAGGATCAGAAAAGGCTAGAGCAGAAGATGGAGGTAAGACTATGAAAAAGCAACACGGTGGTATGACTCATGTTGGTTTGTATCCTGCTGAAGAACGTGGAGAGGATATATCAAGATCAACTGGTACTTTATCCCAGGCTAAACGAAAACGATATATGAATAAGGGTGGTATAGTAGGTGATAAGAAGCAGGGCTATAAGGCTCGTAAAGATGAGTCGATTGCCGAGAGAGTGAAGAAGAAGCGTACCAAGAAACAGCTTGTGGCCAGTCGAGATGAGTCTTATGGTAAGTGGGGTAAGGGTAAAGGTAAGGGTAAGATTAATCAAACTGATGGTAATAAGCTTGTAGCTTCTCTCTATGATTAAGGATAAAGGTAAAGGAGATAATTAATGTATTTACAAACAGGTTCAAAAATTTTTAATCTTTTAGGTGGCCGTGCAGCAGCAAAGAAAGCATATGAGATGATTAAAAATTATATGGGTAGTGATGTTAGGGTAATTTCAAAGCCTACCACAGCTCAAAAAAAAGCCGCAACAGAATTATCCTCTTCTCGTAGTCACGCTGTACAAACTCTACGAAAAGTAGGGGAAGAGGCACAAGGACAAAGGAATATTAAGTATTGGGATAGAATTATAAATCCTCCTAAACAAACTAAAGGTATAAAAACACAATCAGGTGAAAGAGGAGAAGGTTTAACAGAAGCACAAAAGGCTGCACGTAGTAGAGCAAGTCAACAACAATTTCTGAAGGCAGAGAGACCTGCTCGTCAGAGGCAAGAAGGAATACAATCTGCAAGGGAGAAGAGACGTTGGGCAGAAAGAGATGCTGAAAGAAACAAAGGTGGTCAAGTAGGTAATAAGAAGAGTTCTAATAATCATGCAAATGGTAACAAGTTTGTAGCTTCTCTTTATGATTAATCGAGCCAGTGTGGGACAAGAGATTATGAAAGCACCCAAGAAACGTCAGAGTGGTAAGAAGTGGATTCAAGGAGCTATCAAGCGACCAGGAGCTTTACGAAAGAAACTGGGAGTGAAGCCTGGAAAGAAAATAACAGCGGCTCAATTAAGAAAAGCTTCCAAGAGCAAGAATCCTAGAACACGTAGACAGGCTAACTTAGCCAAGACACTAAAAAAGATGAACAGGAAAAGTTAATGAGTAGTATGTTCAGACCTTACGATCCTAGTATGGGAATTACCCAAGATCAATATTCGCAACGGATTGCCCAAGCGAATAAACAACTCTATGGTGGTGGTCTAAGTAGTCTTTCTGGTAGTCAACTTAGTACTCAAGGACCAAGGTCTATTCCGGGAACAGGTGGTCCGGCGCAACACTTTGCATATATTCCTTTTCCAGGGGAACATATTGGCAGACCCAGATTACCTTCATTTGATGATAGATATATGGATTGGAGAAGAGACGAGCCTTGGATCAATAAAGAAACTGGAGAACCTTGGAAATCTCAAGGTCGGGGGGATATGCCTCCGGGATCTAGGGCTGGTCCAAATGATGCACCAGAACCTTGGCCTGATGATCCAAGATTAGCTGCGTATGAGCAGGGGCCAACGGAGAGTTCAATTGATTTTCCGGGTCATGCAATAACACTACCTTGGAGACCAGATACTTATCCGCCAGACGTTTCAAAACCGATGCCACTTCCGAAACCACCTGTGATGCCACCTCAACCACCTGTGACACCTACTCCGCAACCACCTGTGATGCCACCTCAACCACCTGTGACACCTACTCCGCAACCACCTGTGATACCTGATTGGCAGAGAAGAAGGCCAGGACATGAAATCCAGGCTGATTTAGCAAGAGCTAGGGCAGCTTCTTCTGTTGGAATACCACCCGTAAGTCCAACACCGCCACCCCAACTTCCTGCAAGTACACAAATGCCGACTCCATATTCACCGGCACCAGCACCAGTCTTTCGTCCACCTGCAATTCAACTAAGACATGGTGGTTCTCTAACAGAATCTATTTTAAGTATATTAAGAAATTTATCAAAGGAGAATTAGAATGGAAAATAAAGTTGCCGATACTGTAAATAAATTACCTGAAATGGGAGGTGGTATTATGGACCATTGGATAGGAATAGTTGTGGGTCTAGTTGTGGTATGTGCTGTTGGTTACATGATTTGGAAGAAAATGAAGAAGAAGGGATTGTAATATGCATGGACCACATACATTAATTAAACGACCACATAATCTTGATGATTTGGTGGGACGCCCCACAGGTCAAGGCTATGGCGCTGCCAGGAAAGGACCGGATGTGAAGGGTCCGCCCCAGGATGTAGTTGTAGATGAAGACTATCAACAAGGCAAAGCTTTTAAAATAGAAGACTAAACATGGCCTATCCAAAACTAACTCCACAAAATGCTAAAGAAAGGGCTTTTATACGTTCTATTCAAGATGGAGAGGTAGGACATTTACCTAAAAGTAAGTGGGGTCTTGCTGTTAGCCCTGATGGCGCTAAAGGACCAATGCAAATAATGCCCAAAACTTATAAAGACGTTATGGGTAGTATGAAGGGTTGGGATAATCCTAAAAAATTAGAAGAGGCTGGAATAACATATGCTCTAACACAGTATAGAGCTTTTGATGGTAATGTTAGACGAGCGGCAGGAGCTTATGTAAGAGGTCCGTCAGATGAAAGAAAGAGAAAACCTCTGGGAGATAGATCAAAGTATTATGTTAATAGAGTTAATACCACATACAAGACACTAATGGCTGATACTTCAGGTCAACCAGTGGCTAGACCAACAAAAAGGGAAACATCTCAAATGGCAACAGATAAATGGAAAACACATCCATTGTATAGGCAATGGGTAAAAGCCAATAAATTAGATCGGACCAAGGCAGAGGGACAACGAAGGGATCTCTATAATCAGGCCAGAAGAGCTGTAAATGAGGAAAATAAATTAAAAAAGAGAGGCATTATTATTCCACCTCGTATAGCTAATTCTGCTTCGGCTGGTAGACAGATAGTAAAGGCTTATGAGGCTAAACCGCCCACAGCGGCTGAGATAGCAGGAATGGCAAAGGGCGTTGTTGACTACTGGACATATGCTACACTACCAGCATCTATAGGAGGAATTGTATCTCTTGGTAGAGGAGCTTACAGATTATTTAATGCAGCCGGTAAACAATTTGGAAAAGTATTTAAAAGTAAGGCGGCGGCTCTGGAAGCAGGGAGAAAGGCAAAACCACCTCCAAGTGCTGCTCCTCCACAACCACCAAGAATTGCTAGTCCAGACAGAGGGTTTTTTGGTAGGCCGATACAAAAAGCAAAAGATCAACCTAGAGTAAGGGCAGCAGAAAAAGTTAAACAACAAAAAGAAAAGGCAAGAGCTGCCAGAGAGGCACGTGAAGCAAGAGAAAGAGCCGAAAATGAACGGATACTGGAACTTAGTCGTGGACCAACACCACCTCCAGTACCTCGACCACCTCCAAAGACACCAACGAGAACTGCTCGTCCAGGCGAAGGTCTTTATGGTGGGACAACAACACAAGCATCAAAGACACAGCCACGGCCAGCACCAAGGCCACAGTCAAGGCCAAATGGAAAGCCAAAGCCACAGCCGAAGCCGAAGAAACGGCTGAATAAACTGGCAAAGGCACACCCTGTTCTAGGAACAGCAGCGGTATCGCTGGCATTAGGTATTCCCGCTGCTTTTATTACTAAAGAACTAATGGATAGATATAAGGTAAATCCTGAAAGTGCTCAACGAAAGGCTAATCAGATAAAGAAACAAATAAATCAGGTTAATAATAAACTTCCAGATAATGCAAGAAAAGTGACGACACCACAAAATTTAGAAACACTACAAAAACGTTATGGACTTCATTCATCACAAACAGGACCGATAAAGAAGGTTAAAAAAGTAAAAGATTCATATGATTTTGGAGCTACACCACCTATATTTGAAAGTAAAGTCCCAACAAATCAAAAAGTAAAGGATACGAAAAAACCGGGTTGGCTTCCTTGGGATTGGATAAAGAAATCTGGACCAGATACTAGCGCCCCAGCAAAACGAGTATATATAGCTCCATTTGGAGAAGTGACTGTAGGAGAAGATCCAGAGGAGACAGCTCGAAAAGAGAGAGTATTTCAAGAAACTAACTATAAAAGGGGTGGTCAGGTTAGAAAGGGTCCGAAGAAAACTAAAGCTCGCAGGGTTAAAACAAAACCACTAACATTAAAACAAAGAAGTGCTTTGAAACAGCATTCTCAGAAACATACATCAAAACATATGATATATATGCGTGATCGTATGAAGCAGGGAGATACTTTCAAAGATGCTCATCGAAAAGCTACAAGAAGGGTAGGCAGATAATGACAGATAAATCCTGTTCTGGATGTAAGTGCGATTGCCACTGTGATAAAGAAAAATGTGAGAATTGTAAATGCGGAAGTGAGTAATGGCAGTTTCGTCTACATATAATTTTAACCTTGATATAGATGAGGTTATACAAGAAGCAATGGAAATGATCGGAGGGGAAGATACTCTAGGTCATGAGCCAGCTTCTGCTCGACGTTCAATTAATCTCATGCTCAAGGACTGGCAAAATAGAGGTATTCTTCTGTGGAGTACTTCTGTTTCCAGTGTAACTGTGGCTGCAAGTGTTACCGCATATAGTCTGGATTCCTCAACTGTGGACGCTCTGGAAGTTGTTCTAGGTCGAGACGACACAGACATACAACTTACTCGTATATCTCCAGAGGAATATCTTCTTATTCCAAATAAAACCCAGACAGGCCGACCTATGCAATACTCTATTCGGAGAGGTATGGCCAATCCTACCATGTCTGTCTGGCCTATTCCTGAGAATTCCACGGATGTTCTTAAAATAGAGGTTATTAGCGAATTAATGGATGTAGATAAATCTGCTGGACAAAATGCAGATATGCCAAAGAGATTCCTTCCACCTCTTACGTGTGGACTATCTTATTACATGTCAATGAAACGTCCTGGTGTTCCTCCTGAAAGGATATCGATGCTGAAAACTAATTATGAAGAGATATTGTTCAGAGCTATGCAGGAGGATCGAGAAAGAGCTTCCATGCGTGTTGTACCCAGATTAGGATATATCTAATGGCAAGTAATAGAAATGCTCTGGCTGTATGTGATACATGTGGATTTGTATATCCACACAGAGTAATGCAGATGAATAGTTACGGTATGCTGGTTTGTCCGCAAGACTTTGAAGGTCAGTACGATCTGAAGAACAGTCCTTTAAATAAGATACCGGATGTACGAGATAATCCAGCAATTTTGAATCCAAGACCCGATTATTTGGGGGGACGAGGAGTTATGTGGAATAAGAGTAAAACATGGATAACAACTAATCCTGTAACCTTGGCAGAAACAACGCATACTACCAAATGGGATGATGCTAACAGAAGTTGGAACACAATATGACAGATCTAACAGGTAATTTAATATCAGAAACATATAAGCAAGTTCTGCTTATCAATGCCAGTACTACCAATAGTGGTGTTGATACCTCTCTGGTGAATGTACAGACAGGAGATGGAACTAATAGTGCTTTGCAAGTTGCAACTAATGCAGTGAAGGTTGCTGGTACGTTTGCAGTATCCGGAGCGGTTTCACTGGATGGTAATATGCATGTGGATGACAAGGTATGTGCCTCGGCATTCTACGGAGATGGCTCTAATATTACTGGAGTGACTGCCACGATTGCAGGTAACATCTCTGTGAGTAATGTAACAATTGGTGGGACTTTACATGTTGCTGGTATTGCCACATTAGCTGGTGCTACGCATCTTAAGAGTACGGTCACAGTAGGTGGTGCAGCTAACTTTGGTAGTACAGTTACCGTGGTAGGTGCTGCTCATCTGCAAAGCACAGCTTCCATAGGTGGAGCCGCCACGTTTGCCAGCACAGTCACGGTTGTGGGAGCAGCCGCACTAAAAAGTAATGTATCTGTTGGGGGTACTCTGGCAGTAGCCGGAGCAGGTACATTCACATCCAAGGCAGAATTCAAGGACGATGTATCAATTAGTGGTAATTTAGATGTAGCTTCTGCTGCATGTATAGGTGGCACTTTCATGGCAGTTGGAAATGCTACTTTCGATGGGGATGTCTCTGTAAGCGGTGGTCTGGTAGTTGGTGGTACGGTAACTATTGTAGGAACTAATGTACAAGCTGCTAATGCCAGAGTATGTGCATCTGCATTCCACGGGGATGGTTCTAATTTAACTAATATAGCTGGCTCGGCGATCTCAGGTAATATCTCTGTTAGTAATATCAGTGCGGGAGGTGATCTCAATGTAGCTGGTGGAGCTTCCATAGTAGGTACTGTGACAATAGTCGGAGCTAATCTACAAGCTACCAATGCCAAGGTATGTGCGTCTGCATACTATGGTGATGGTTCTAATCTTACTGGAGTTGTGGCGTCTATTACAAGTGGTGTTATAGCTAATTTATCTATAACTTCCAATTTAGATGTTGGAGGTAATACTTCCATAGGTGGTACTTTTAAATCTACAGGAGCAGGTACATTTGCATCCACGGTTACAGTTGTAGGTGCTGGTACATTTAAAGATGATGTATCAGTTAGTGGTAATACTGTTCTTGGTGGAACATTAAGAGTTGCAGGAGCAACCTCTCTTGAAGGTGCAGTTGATCTTAATAGCACACTTACTGTAGCAGGAGCAGTATCACTTGCATCAACACTATCAGTTGGAGGTGCTTCACACTTTGCTTCTACAGTTACTGTAGCAGGAGCCTCTCACCTTCAAAGTACAGTATCTATTGGAGGTGCTGCTACATTTGCTTCGACAGTTACTGTAGCAGGAGCAGCTATATTTGAAGACAGTGTTTCTGTTAGTGGTAATTTAGATGTTGCTGGTAATGTATCAGTAGGTGGAACTGTCTTTGCTGCTGGTGGTATTACATACGATGGAGATGTTTCTGTTAGTGGTAATCTGGCTGTGGGAGGTAATACTTCCATAGGAGGGACACTTAGTGTTACAGGAGCGGTAAGCCTAGCTTCTACTCTTAGTGTTGGAGGTGCTGCTTCATTTTCTTCAACAGTTGCAGTGGGAGGTACTACAAATCTACTAGCAGATGTTTTAATCTCAGGAGATGCTGTCGCTGCTGGTACTTTCCAACCTCAAGGTGATACTGCCTCTGGAGATGATGCAGCTATAGGATACACATCTGGGGAAGGTCTTATTCTTACAGGACAGGGAAGTACCTCAGATATTACACTAAAGAATGATGCCGATGGTACGGTATTCACGGTTCCAACTGGTACTGATGATATTCTTTTCCCCGATAGTGCCAAAGCTATGTGGGGAGCTGGTAGTGATCTTCAAATTTATCACGACGGCTCCAATAGCTATATTGATGATTCTGGTAGTGGTCTGTTACATATAAGAGGAAGCCAGATTAATATTAATAAGTACACTGGCGAAAACATGGCAACATTAGTTGCAGATGGTGCTGTTACACTTTATTATGATAATAGTGCAAAACTTGCTACAGCATCTGGTGGTGTAGATGTAACAGGAGATTTAACTGCTACTGGAACTATTGAACCTGCTGGAGATACAGCCGCTGGAGATAATGCTGCTATAGGTTATACTAGTAGTGAAGGCCTTATCCTAGCTGGTCAAGGCAGTACAGGTGATGTCACTATAAAGAATGATGCTGACACTAATATATGTTATGTTCCCACTGGAACAAATTATCTGCGCTTTACCGATAGCAGATATTTATCGTTTGGCGATTCCGATGATCTTCAAATTTATCACAATGGTACTGATAGTTATATTACGGATGTAGGCACAGGCGTTCTTAAAATTACATCTGATGGTGGCTCAATTAGTTTCCAAAAGAGTAATAGTGAAGTTATGGCAACAATGGCAACAGATGGTGCTGTTACACTTTATAATGATAATGCTATAAAACTTGCTACAGCCTCTACTGGCATAGAAGTAGGAGCATCAGGTGTAAATGCTACTATTAAGACTCACAGTGCTGGAAGTAGTAATTTAACATTGGGTGTTAATGCAGGTAATACTATCGAATCAGGTGGTAATTATAATACCTTGGTAGGCGACGAAGCTGGCACGGCTATCACAACAGGCGATAATAATGTTGCTGTGGGTTATGGAGCCTTGGATGCTGGCACGACGGCATCTTACATCACAGCAATTGGTTATAATGCTCTTGGTGCTAATACGACGGCTAATAACTGTGTAGCGGTTGGTAATACTGCTCTTGCTGCGAATACGACAGGAGCACATAATGTAGGGATTGGTCATCAAGCCCTTAATGCAAATACTACGGCTGCGAATAATGTGGCTGTTGGTAAAAATGCTTTACTTTTAAATACCACCGGATATTCCAACGTAATGGTAGGGACAGATGCTGGCGATGCCATAACTACGGGACCACTTAATGTGGGAGTGGGCCATAACGCATTAGGTACAGTCGTAACGGGCCAAGAAAATACGGGTATTGGGTATAACGCCCTATCTCTAACAACTGTTTCAGACAACACAGGTATTGGAGCTTATGCTGGTGATGCTCTGACAACCGGAGCTAACAACACCTGCGTGGGAGCTTACTCTCTTAGTGCGGCTACTACCGGCGCTTCAAATGTGATGGTTGGGGCTTGGGCAGGAGATGTTCTTACTACAGGATCAGATAATACTGGTATCGGCATACATTCTCTTGGTGCTTTAACGACTGCTGGCTCTAACACAGCGGTAGGCGCTAGTGCCGGGATAAATACAACTACCGGCGATTCAAATACATCGCTTGGTGCAAGTGCGTTTGCAGCAAATACAACCGGAGCATCGAATGTTGCCGTAGGTGTTCAGGCTCTTGATGCCAACACGACGGCTGCTGGTAACACCGCTCTGGGCTACCAAGCTATGAGTGCAAATACGACCGGAACAGGTAATGTTGCGGTGGGTTATCAAGCTCTGGATGCCGTCACAACGACATCTGGGCATACTGCTGTAGGATATTCTGCTCTTGGCGCAGCAACCGACAGTGGCAATACCGCCGTTGGTTATCTTGCTTGTCGTGACACTGCTGGGGGCGCTTATAACGTAGCTGTGGGTCACGAAGCTCTACTAGTAAATACAAGCGGGGTGTACAATGTTGCCGTAGGTAATGGTTCTCTTGATGCTAATACTTCGGGAGGTAATAACACTGCTGTAGGCCGTCTTGCTCTAAGTGCAAATACAACGGCTTCTGATAATGTTGCCGTAGGATCTACTGCTCTTGATGCCAATACAACGGCTTCTTATAACACAGCAGTAGGCAGTTCTGCATTAAGTGCAACCCAGACCGGCGCTCAAAATACCGCCGTAGGCACATATGCTCTACAAAATGCCCTTGAGGACAATAATACAGCAGTTGGCTACGCAGCAATGCAGAACTGCACTACCGGCGAGTATAATACAGCCGTGGGACATGCGGCTCTTGATGCAACTGTAACTAGCGACTACAACAATGCATTTGGTGTTAGTTCGTTAACCACTCTTACAAGCGGGGCAAACAATAATGCTTTTGGTTCTTCTGCTGGTCAGGCATTAACAACTGGCGGGAGTAATGCATTCTTTGGCGGAGGTGCTGGGTACACTCAAACTACAGCAGGTTCCTGTGCATTCTTCGGGCATAATGCTGGGTATTATAATAATGGGGCTAATAATAGTGCTTTTGGGGCTACTGCTGGAGATGCCATTACTACAGGAACTCTTAATGTTGCCGTAGGCGCTACTGCTCTGACTGCCAATACAACGGCTTCTTATAACACAGCAGTGGGCTATGGTGCTATGGCGGCAAATACGACGGGAACATTCAATACAGCAGTGGGTTATGGTGCTCTGGATGCTTGCACTACAACAAGTCAGAATACTGCTGTTGGGTACAATGCTATGGGTGCATGTACTGGATCTGGAAATGTTGCCGTTGGTGATCAGGCTATGCTTGTTGCTGTTGCCGCAAGTTATAATGTAGCTGTGGGTGATCATGCAGGAGATTCCATTACAGACGGCACAGGCAATCAATTACTGAGTTATTATGCTGGCGCTGGCATTACAACTGGTGATTATAACGTCTGTATTGGATATAATTCCGGAACGCATAGTGTAGCCACGACCACTGGATCAGGAAATGTGTTCATCGGCAATGGCGCACATTCTTCTGCTGTTGGTGTGAGCAATGAAATGGTTATTGCTTCTAGTGCGAATATTCAAGGTAAGGGTGCTAGCACTGGTTTCATAAATGCTAACACTGGTGGCAATTATGCCGGTAATAACTCAGCCGATTGGTCAACAAACTCCGATAGACGAATTAAAAAGAACATCGTTGATAGTCCAAAAGGACTTGCTGAGATCCTCACGGTCGTTCCGAAGAACTTCCTCTATAAGAGCGATGAAGAACTTCAAGAAGATTTCCCCGGTGCTCAAGAGGGTCTGCCGCAAGATGTTTTGACAACGAGTGCCATTGCACAGGAGTTGCAAGAAGCATTCCCGGAAGCAGTCACCGAACGGAGTGATCATGGAATATTATCGGTAGATCGTGGCCCTGTGGTTTGGGCAATGATTAATGCAATAAAAGAACTATCCGCTGAAATTGATGAACTGAAGAAATGGAAAGAAGAACACACTAGTAAATAACTTAACCAAGGAGAGAAAAATGGATAATGAACCTACTGCTGAAGAGATTGCTGCACATTTCTCAGCTATGGATGATAGTGTTAATCTGATTAATGCTACTATAGCTGATGATACAGAAGCTATGCAAATGTTTGGAACAGCAGCGGAAGTGAAACTTATGGTAACTCGGAATACTGATCATCTTGAAATTCAAGCTGAGAAAGATTGGTATAAGGATTCCTCGAATAGCAAAACATCATATGACGATGCCGTCACGGCTGGTAAAGCCTACGTGGCCGCATAGAAAGGAACATATTTATGACTGAAGAAAGTAATGTAATCAATATCAATGGTAATGATTACGATCAATCTGATTTAACGGATCAGCAAAAGTATTGGATTACTCAAGTACAGGATTTACAACAGAAGCGTCAGGCTACTCAATTTCAACTAGATCAAATTGTTATAGCATCAGACTCTTTTATGAATATCCTAATCCAAAGCTTGTCTGAGAAGCCCGAACCTGTGGAGAATCCCCTAGATAAACTGGCAGGAACGGCCTGAGATCCAGAAGTGGAGAGGCAATGTTCTTAAAAATTATTTGTGTGATACTCGGAATCTTTCTTTTTACTGGGACTGCTTATGCACAAGAAGAAGGTCTACTATTAAGACAGTCTCCTGAAGTAGTCAATACTTATTGTGGATTAGCGGAAAAACTAAACGAAGCACAGAAAGATGAAACAAAGATTTTCATGGGATTTATAGATCAGTCTAATGTTTTACAGGTATCAACAGGAGAAAATGGGTTCTGGAATATCACGATTGAGAATGCAAGCGGTATATCGTGTGTATATTTCATGGGACAGATGGGAACTGTTT